CGTGTTAGAGAAAAATGGTTGCGGACTATACGGATATGGACTTATGGTATGCGCTAATGCATCATATAAATCATCCATTGTTACACTGCCTCCATGGGCGTATCCTTGTTTAGATTCTTCCCCCCCTCTCTGCATCTCTTGATACGCTCTTCCTCCCATAACTAGTGATTCAAATACGTCCTCCTCTTTTGGTGGCTGAACATTACTTTGAATAGGTACTTGAAGGTTATTGAAACCATCTTTAATTCTTTTTAAATTGGTGTTCCTCCTAATATACTCAGTTAATGAGTCCCGTTGATCAAGAGGGAACCGAGGGTCATCACGTTTGTGCATACTGCCCTGAGACCGAGCTGATATAAAATTAGCGGGACCAATATCTCCGACATCATATGGGTCATTACGTTCTTGCATACTGTTCCAAGACAGAGATGAGAAATAATCCTCTATGTCATTATTGTACGTAGGTTCGTTCCCGCTGATCTGATAAGAAGCTATTAAATCATATGGGTCATCACTTTTGTGCATACTGTCCTGAGACAGAGCTGATATAAAATTAGCGCTCCCACTGACAGGACTACTCTCTCTGACATCATATATGTAATTACGTTCGGACATACGAGGCACAGCTGATAAATAATTCTCTATTTTACGAGATTCCCTCGTAGACGATCTCCTGCTGTCCGAAGGTATATCAGCTAAATAATCATAGTAACTACGTTCGGACATAGTAGGAGGCACAGCTGATAAATAACTAGCTCTCCCACTGACAGGACTACTCTCTCTGAAATCATCTATGTAACCACGTTCGGGTATTAGGCTCTTGCTACGCTTCATCTATATCTCCAAATAAGCTGACAGCGTCATCATTATGCGGCGTATTATTGCATAAGTTAATATACTGTTTGTAATAATGGGTAATTTGCCTACCGTCATTAGACGCGTCTACGCGGGTATACGATGACTTTAATATAGCTACCGCATCCTCGTATGTGCATTCATTATTTTTTATTAATGAAAATAGTGGAGAAAGGGTATTTTTATATTTATCAAATTTGGTTAAGACAAAAGTCTCTAACTCTTCTGGCGTATTAAATTTATATATAGGTATTTTTTTGCGACCTTCACTAGCTTGAGTCATTTCATCACTACTTTTCATATCATTACCTATAAAAGGGTGTTAAATAAATAACGATAATTATAAACAATTTGGCCATAAAAATCAAGAGGTATTGGCCCAGATGGTCGGAACGTGTGATTCCGGCAATGCATCGCTGTATCCTTTATATTTACTAGAGCTAAGGACAGGGGGCATCCCCTATTTTAATTTACATGAGTCAAACATTATGTTAGAATAATTCTATTTAAAATTAATAGAAGGCGCTCTAAATGAAGAAAGTTGTTAGATTTATAGCTCAATGTATTGACGCTGACAGCGGAGAGTTAATAAAAGAATCAATCCTGAATGAAGAAGTTCTAAGTAAGGCTGCAACTCTAAAGGGATTGGGGTATACTCACATTGAACAAATCAATTTTTTACAAAAGATTCAAGATTTTAAAATTAAAAATCAAATCATTTTAAATGCCATAAATACTTGCCCGATATGTGCGTGTAAAACAAAAAAAGTTGGAATTTTTAAATCCAAGTTTCACGCAGTATTAACCGATCATAAGGTTGGCATACAAAGGACGCAGTGTAACTGTGGATGGTATAGCCCGACTAGCGTGGAAGGTTTATTCGGTAGTAACATTCATCCAGATTTATTAAAAAAACAAGCGTTGCAAGGCTGCAAAGAGAGCTATAAAAAATCTTCGATTTCATTAAATGCAGAAAGTGCGAATCAACGTCCTGCAAACGGACATTCGCAAATTTCTAGAGTAGTGAAGTTGGTAGGAGAAAAATTAGAACAAGTAAAAATCGCTACTAAACCGATAAATAAAAAATCAACCCCAGAGCTTATCGCAAATATAGACGGCGGTCACATTAAGGCACGAGGTGATAATAGATCGTTTGAAGCTATGGTTGCTACCGTATACAAACCAGAGAAGCTCAAGCGAGTTGATAAAAATCACAATACTCTGGAGGCTAAAACAATTGTAGCTTCGGCAAAAAGCGATGAGCAGACTACTATGAAAGCATTATTTAAAAATGCTTGTATAACAGAAGGTATGGGAAAAAGCACGGAAGTTATATGTTTAGCCGATGGAGCCGATAATTGTAAATCTATTGCATATTCGATTGCCGGAGATTGTAAAAGCATGACTTACATTTTAGACTGGTTCCATATTGCTATGAAATTTCAAAATATCTCGATACCGGAAATTGGCAAAGAATTATTACAAAGCACTAAATGGAATCTCTGGCACGGTAATTGTGATAAGGCATTGGAGCGTCTAAAAGAACTTATGGAGATGGAAACAATAGCGGCAGACAAGCCGCTTTCTGTTAAGCTCAGTAGGCTTTCAACGTATATTTCCAATAATAAAGACGGTATTGTGAATTATGAAGAAAGAAAAAATAAAGGTTTAGTGTTTACTAGTAATTTAGCAGAGTCTACAGTGAATACACTAATCAATGAGCGTCAAAAAGGAAAACAAAAAATGTTATGGAGTAGAGAAGGAGCTCACAATGTTTTGCAAATTAGAGCGGCTCAACGTAGCGAATCATGGGTCAAAGATTGGAATAGTGTAGAAGACACGGTATATAAATTGGCCGCATAAGTCAAAATAGGAGATGCTTCCACTCAACAAACAGAGAAAAAGTAGAAACCTTAAGTTACATTCAGCTTGCTAGTGATAATAATTATTGTTAGCGTTAAATAGATGAAATAATTTTTTAGAGAGGTTTTTTTTATGGGTGGTGTTCAAAGTTCAGGGGGTAGTAGCGGTGATGGAGGTCAAAACAATTATAATAGTAGTTATTTAAACTCTTCTGATTTACCACTAGTTACTATTAAACCAGAAAATTCATTTCCAAATAGTAATAATCAGTCAACTGGCTCTTCTAATTGGAATAACTCTACTAGCAATAGTGGATATTCAGGAGGAAATTCTTACAGTTCTCAAGAAAAACATATACAAAGCGTTAATACTGCTTTAGGTGGTAATGTTCTAGGCGGTGCTTATAATGATCAAAGACAAAAAAGAGATATGAATGATGGAATTAATTATCAAGTTAAAGGTATAGTTGCCAATCTAAATTATTACGGATTTAAAGATCCAAAAGGCATAGTACTATCTGATTGCGCTTTAGAAGATAGAGATATAAATTTATATAGTTCATTCGTGCAAACCTTACAACATCATCCTTTTAATTTGATTATCTTAGACTTGAGCAACAATAAATTAGGTATGGATGCTGTTGAAGGAATGTTTTACCTAACAAGAGTTGATCATGTTAAACCTAAACATATAAAAAGTATAAATTTATCTAATAATTTATTGAATGATAAATGCGCTGATCATATTTCAAACTATCTTAAACAAGGTGTACATCCCTCTCTTAAGTATCTCGATGTCTCAGGGAATAATATAGGGTGGGAAGGAAATGCTAAATTCGCTCAAATGGTACAAAACATAAAGCAAGATATTAAAGTCTTAGTTAATAGAGTCCTGCATTTAAGTACTATTATAGAAGGTGGAAAAAAGCATAGTGATCTTTTCTTTGGCTCTAAAGAAGAAAAACACGCAATTATAAAAAATTGTCTTAAACATGCTCAGAATGAAGGCGTAGATATTCAAAATGTTGCAGTTAGTAAGAGTATTTTTGATAATAAAGTAAAACTTGGTATTAAGTTTCTTTTTGGTTTTGCAAAATGTAATATAGTTCCAGAAGATGCCACATCTTTTGCTATCGGTGCTATCATAGCTAAAACATCTAAAAAAGCTACTGGAGTTTTAACTACTACAGATGCTGCAGCGTGTTATTTTGAGACATTTGATGAAAGTATGTGTTCACAAGAAGGAATACAATATATGTTAGATGCTGGTTATATTACTCAAACTGATTTGTTAGGAAATGTTGAATAATATCTATAATTTATTATTTGATAAATTTTTGGTATTTAAAGGTCGTAGTAGTAGAAAAGAATATGTAGTTAAATTATTATTGACTACAATTATTTTTTTAATAGGTGGCTATACTGTAGACTCTGTATCAAGTATTGGAATTTTTGATTCGGTTTATCTGTGTAGTTTACTTTTTTCTATGATTATAATGCTTTTTCAATATTTTCCATTAGCAGTAAGACGATTTCATGATATTAATAGTAGTGGTTGGTATGTATTACTTACATTTGCCCCATTTGGTCAATTAGTCATATTATGGCTTATGTTTAAAAAAGGAACATCTGGTATAAATGATTACGGTGAGGAGCCTAAATATTAGATCAGATTACATCAACTTATAATCAATTACTGGTTTAAGAAATAAAGTTAATATTACATATATTTCTTCCATTGCTTTACTGTAAGCGTCTGGGCAACCAGGTCTAGTAATGAGCAATAGCAAAGAGTAAGATTTTTTGATCAATTAGATCGGTAAATTTTATGAAAAAGTCAAGAGTTGTGGTATCAAAAAAACTGAAAGAACAAATATTCAGAGAGTTGTTAAAGGGTAAGCGTCCGGTGAACCCGCTTCTTGATTTTTAAAATTATTCCAATTTAATATTCCAAGGCAATAGATCTTTCATCTTACTAGAATTATAATCCTGTATTACATCAAATACTTTATGTAGATATTTTACAGGATTGATACCGTTGAGTTTAGCTGTCTCAATCAAAGTGTAAATAATAGCAGCAGTTTTACCCCCGTTATCAGAACCTGCGAAGAGCCAATTCTTACGACCTACCGCAACCGACCGAAGCGCACGTTCTGCCGCATTATTATCAATTTCAATATTGCCGTCATCTAGAAATCTTTTGAGGGCTTTTCCATTATTAGTAGCATAGGCAATAGCTTTAGCAGTGCTGCTTTTCTTTGGCAGTTGACTGTACGCTTTTTTAAATCCAGCAAATAGCTCGTTTACTAATTTTACTGATTTCTCTTGTCGTATCTCCAATCTCTTGCCTGGATCTAATCCTCTTACTTCTGCCTCCACTTGATAAATTTCTCCAATTTTTTCAATTACTGCAAATGCAATATTAGCCTTATCGTTGGCAATAGTAATATCGTAAAATTTACGCCGCACATGTGCCCAGCATCCAGCTTCATTAATTGTTGCATCAGGATTGTCTTCATTAATATATAATTTGTTATATCCTGAGTAGGCATCAGCGTGCAGCGTGCCAGTAAAATGCTTGAGATGCTCCTCGGGTCTTGCTCCTGTGCGGTCTGGACTATAAAAATAACATGCCGCAATAGGTGAAGTATCGTTGATAGGTCTGCCATCTTTTACATATACCCAGATTCTCCCAGTTTTTGTTTCACCCTTGCCAGGATCTAGAACTTTAACAGGAGTATCATCACCGTGAATTTGATTAGCTGCGCATATGTATTCTCTGATTTTATCGGCCAACGGCTCTAGTAGCTTAGCTCCTTGCCCTAGCCAGCTTGATATCGTCGATCTTGATAATTCTATTCCTTCTCTTGAGTAGATTTGTGATTGACGGTATGCGGGTAAATGATTACAGAATTTCTGTACAAATATGTGAGCTAATAGTCCAGGGCCAGGTTTCCATTTGTCTATCACTTTTGAAGGTGCATATGCTTGAACAATGTTGTCGCAAGTAGTACAAGCACATCTTGGCCTTATATATCTAATGACTTTGAATGATTCTGGTATATGCTCAAGAACTTCCGAGATATCTTCTCCAATGGTACGAAATTTTTCTCCACCGCATGCTGCGCATTTAGATTCAGGCTCTAAGATTACATCTTCTCTAGGCAAATGAGCGGCTAGCTTTTTTCTTTTAGCTTTACCTTTTTCTTTGGAATCTTCTTCTAAAGTAATACCAGTCTTTAACTCAAAGCCGAGCAAAGATTCTTGCTCTTCTAAAGCCTTTTCTACTAAATCTATTTGTCTATCTAGTTTCTCGGAAGATCTGCCGAATTTCTTAGCTTTAAGAACGGCTAATTGCTCTTTGAGAATATTGATACGATCTAATAACTCGCCTTTTTCCCTAAATAGCTTAACCCCAACTGTGTTTAAGGATTCAATTTTAGTAACTGATCTAATGAAGGTTTATCAGTACGGATTTGGTAACTAATAAGTCCTGCAAACAAGTGAGTAAATGCATTAACTGGAGACCTGTGCCTATGGTGTACTAACGTACCTAAAAGTTTTATAGACGAGAATATAGTTTCAATAAAAGATCTTTTCATTAGCATCATTTTATCGGTTATATCCATCAAACAGTTTTTCATCTTCTTTGTAATCTTGGTAATCAAGATAGCTTTTTGTTCAAATAATTCAGCCGATAATTTTTTAGAGATATAACCTTTATCGCCGATAAGTTTAGCGGATATATCCCTCATTAGATTCATGACTGGAGAACGATCGTTAGCATTGCCACCGGTGATTTGCATTCTTACTATTTCACCATGAGTGTTAAAGATAAAATGAAGTTTAAACCCAAAAAACCAACCTGTAGAAGTCCGGGCTTGAGGAGCAATGGAACAGCCAACCGACTTAAGGTCTTTCTGTTGTTCTTAATGGCCTTAACTCACCACGTTTTACCTCATCTGGCATGGAGAAGGAATATCGACCGAGCATATT